TCCAAATTTTGAGTTCGGAACTAATCCGTGCTCAGAGATCATTCTCAGACCATACCAATTTTGTAATCTTACTGAGGCTGTAGTACGCCATGACGACACAAAAGAAACGCTTATGCGCAAAGTGCGGATTGCTTCCATCCTTGGTACAATCCAGGCCACCTTCACAAAGTTCCCTTATCTGCGGAAAGTGTGGCAGCGCAATACCGAGGAAGAACGACTCCTTGGTGTTTCCCTCACCGGAATTTACGACAACCCACTACTCACCACGCAAGGAGAAGAGTTAAATGGATTACTTACCGAGCTTAGAGAGGAAGCTAGAAGAGCCAATGAAGAGTTTGCAGAACTGCTTGGAATACCTAAGAGTAGCGCAATTACTTGCGTTAAACCCTCCGGAACAGTCAGTCAACTTGTTGATAGCGCTTCTGGAATCCACCCGCGCCACTCTAAATTCTACATCCGAAGAGTTAGAGGGGATAAAAAAGACCCTCTCACCCAATTTTTAATTTCACAAGGAATACCAAATGAAGCATGTGTTTACAAACCTGATCAAACGGTTGTGTTCAGTTTTCCAATCAAAGCCCCAGACGGTATCACTAGATCCGACGTCACTCCAATTAGCCACTTATCTCTCTGGCTTACTTACCAACGCTACTGGTGCGAACATAAACCCTCTGTCACAATCTCTGTCGAAGAAAAAGACTGGCCAGCCGTCGGTGCCTGGACGTGGGAAAACTTTAGCGAAATTTCCGGAGTTTCCTATCTCCCGTACGACGGAGGCACGTACCGCCAAGCCCCGTACGAAGAGTGCAGCCAAGAAGACTACGAAAGCCTCAAAGCCAGCCTCCCCAAAATCAACTGGGAAGACTTCAAAGAAAACACGGACAACGTCGAAGGGGCGCAACAGCTAGCATGTAGTGCAGGCGCTTGTGAAATCTGATCCATGGGCTTGCCCTCCACTAAATCTGTGGAACTGGCCGGAGACGTGGAAGTTAAATCTCCATGTAACGGAATCTGTACCCTTGACACTCAAGATGTATGTCGAGGATGCAAACGAACCAGGGAGGAGATTTCTAAATGGTATGTTATGTCCAATGATGAAAAGTTAGAAGTATTAAATAGATTCACATGGTGGTGAAGTTTGGGGCGGCTTGTACAGCGCCCCTTTTTTATGTTACAATACTTATTCCGCAGATACGTCTGCTTGCCCTAGGAGCATTAAATGATTTACTCAATCGACTTTGAAACCCGTTCAGCTATTGACCTTCCTGACCGTGGTCTAGACATCTACGCCAACGACGACACAACAGAAGTGTTGTGTATTGCGTTCGGCAACCCAACAACAGATTCCGTAGTTGTTACAAAACCTCGAGTTGATCCGTCAAACGAAGACCTAATGTTTTTGTTGGCTCACGTCAAGAACGGCGGCAAAATTGCAGCTTGGAACGCCATGTTCGAGTACGCCATCTGGAGCTGCGTCTGTGTGCCTAAGTACGGCTGGCCTCCATTAAAGCTGACCCAAGTAATAGATACTATGGCAGTAGCTGCAGCAAACAACATCCCACAGGCCTTGGAAGATGCCGCCCTGTTTATGAACTCAGAACATCTTAAAGATACCACTGGTCGCAAGTTAATCCAAAAGCTATGCAAGCCACAGAAAGACGGAACCTTTAACGAAGACCCAGAACTCATGGCGGAACTGTTTGCATACTGCGCACAGGACGTTCGTACGGAAATGGCTTTAGGACGCGATTTAAGGCCCCTTACAGCCGTCGAACAAGATGTTTGGGAGCTCACCCAGCGGATTAATTTAAGAGGCGTTCCTGTGGACCCTATAGAGCTCCAGAATGCTGTCAAAGCTGTGGATGATGCCCAGGCAGCCATCGACGCTGAATGCGTCTCCTTGACCGGTTTTAAGCCATCTGAGAGGGCTAAATTGCTAGGTTGGTTAAATGCACAAGGTGCAGACTTAGCCGACCTGACCGAAAAGACCGTTTCAGCTATGTTAGTGAATACTAACTTAGACCCAAATATTAAACGCGTATTAGAACTGCGCCAAGAAGGAAGCCAAACTAGCGTGGCTAAGTACGCTAAAATGTTGGAGATACAACATGAAGGAAAGATTCGGAATACACTGGTATATCATGGCGCTAGTACTGGCCGCTGGGCGTCCCGTGGGGGACTTAATTTACAGAATATTGCGCGTCCCACTTTGGAAGATGCTGCAATTGAGGTGGCAATACCACAAGTATTTGGTAAAAGAATGGGGAATATGTCAGAACTCTCCTCCCTCGTTAGATCAGCAATTAAAGCTCCAAACTGCAAGACCTTCGTTGATGTGGATTTTAGCTCAATTGAAAACCGAGTTGGCGTCTGGCTGGCTGGGCAAAAAGATAAAGTAGAACTGTTTAGAAAGGGATTAGATGAGTATAAAGTATTTGCTTCGGAATCTTTATATCACGTACCTTATGATGAAGTTACAAAAGATCAACGGCAGATATCCAAATCGGCAGTTCTTGGAGCGATGTTCGGACAAGGGGCTAAAGGACTTGTCAAATACGCTGAGGGGATGGGAGTGCAAATCTCGGAAAGACAAGCAAAAAATGCGGTAGATAACTATCGTGCCGCCTACTCACGTGTTAAGGCTTTGTGGGGGATGTGCGAGACTTCCGCAATCCAAGCTGTAGAGAACCCAGGGGTTCCTTATATGGCTGGTGGGAAGATTGTGATTAAGTGTGCTAAAGATACATTGTGGATGCAGTTACCCAGTAAGCGTCTCATCTGTTGGCAAAGGCCAGAGCTCGAGTTGCTCACCACACCATGGGGTAGTCAAAAGGTTGGAGTTACTGTCCACTCCCAAAACACTTACATACGGCAGTGGAGTAGAAATCCCCTGATTGGAAGTAGTATTTTCCAAAGTGCTGTTCAGGGTACGGCTCGCGATTTCTTGGCGTTTGCTATGATAGCTCTCGAGGGAGCTGGTTATAACATTATCAACTCTATCCATGACGAGGTGTTACTCCTAGTTGATGAGGGTAATGCGGATAAAGCGCTGGCAGATGTAACCAGTATTATGGTTACTCCACCAGCCTGGGCACCAGACTTTCCGCTAGCTGCGGAAGGTTGGATTTCTAAACGCTATAGAAAGTAATTACTCTTCTTCGCCTTCGTCCGGTGCGTAACCTTCGCCGGTTCTTGCTTTTAAGTAACCACCAAGCCCACCAATCTGTGGTAGGTTTTGTCTAATCTGCTGAGCAGCAGCTTTCATCTCTTCGGAGCGTGGGGCTGTTGCTAGCTTTTTAAGCGCTTGCTGTTGTGATGTATAGCCTAAGCGTGTCAGTGGGCCAACTGCGGCAGCACCAATAGCAGGCCAGTTCAAAGCAGAAGCAGCTAAGCCAGCACCCGGAACACCCATAAAGCTACCAGCACCACTAACAATACGAGCCGCTGGAGCAGCCGCCAATACGTATCCTAATTTGTTTAGAATGCCACTTGGTAAACCTTCTTTATGAATACCACCAACTAACTCGTTTAATTGCTCTTGAGTCTTAGCAGATTGCTGTGCTACGTTGCGGGTAGCTTTTGTTTCAGCTTCTTGCATACGAGAAACAAAATCATCGTGCGCCTGTTTATTAGTGCCCTTAACAGATTCTAAATCAAGTGCCCGTTGCTCTTGTGCCGATTTTAATGCAGCCTTACGTTTGGCAATTTCTTGATACTTTTTAATAGCGTCTTGAACATACTCATCTTGTGCTTTAGCAAAACGCTTTTGTGGCATCTCAGATTTAAATGCAGCAACCAAAGTTTCTGGTTTAAAGTCTCCGCCTTCAAGCATAGTCTTAAGGTGTGTAGAAGCACGGATAGGAGCTTGCAACAATGAATGGGCTTCGTTGAGCTTACGGATGTTGGTGTTGCCAGAAGCATCTTCCATCATTTTCATCCACTTGTCTTTGAGCTCTAACAAAGCCTTAGCGTATTCACCTTTTTCAAACTTGTTGTCTGCTTCATTACGAATTGAATAGGCTTTATCGCCCAACTTCTGTAACTTGGCTTGCCATACGGTAGCTGGTAATGTACGAGCACTACCTGCCGCAGATGTAAGATCTGCTACGTCTGCGGCAAGTCTTTCTTTAAATGCGGGGGTTAAATCAAATTGTTTTAAGTTTTTGGGGTCTAAGAATGATGAGATATCATCTTTGTGCACTTTTGCAAATGGAATTTTACCGATATCTTTAAGAGTATCTTGGTAGCCCTGAGATACTTTATTAGTAGCCCAATCAACTGCTTCTGTACCTTTAACACCAGCTGGTAATTCATGGCCAATCGGAGCCAATGCGCGGTTAATAACGGGGTGGCTATAACCACTAACTTCATCTGCTAAGGCTTGGTTTTCCTGCTGTACCAGGTTTCTATGTCCTTGGTCTAAAGCTGTGTTCTTAAAGTTTAACGCTGCTTTTTGTTTAGCAATATCTTGGTCGATAGTTCTAGTAATATCATCAGTAGCTTCTTGAGCTGTCTGTTTAGTGATATCGTTTCTAGCAGTAGTTAGGTTCTTAAGGTTTACGTCACCCTTTTCAGTAGCCTTTTTAAGACCGCTAAATGGGAATACCTTTAAGAAGTTTTCAACTGCTTGTGTACCACCACCTAGAATCTGACCTAGTGTAGAGTCGCCCTTGATTAGCGCATCAGTATCAATACCCTTAGCTCTAAGTTCAGCCAAACGCTTGAGCTGCGGATCTAATACATTGCTAAATCCTTTAGCTGCACCAGCCAATACAGGACCAGCAACAGCGCCAGTAATAGCTTGCTTAGCACGTTCTTCACCAAATCCTTCCTCAGTGATATCTTTACCAGCTGGGTTTAATAGTGTTGCGCCAGCGCCGGTTGCGGATGCTTGAGCGTATGGATTTTGAACAATCCTATTAAGAGCTGGGACAGCTTCTAATGCTTGTGGAATTTTAGCAGTTAATTCTGCTACTTTAGGAATTGTCTTTGCAGCTTGTACGCCAGTAGAAATAGCTTTAGCTGGCATCATATAACCAAGAACATCACCAGCCAAACTGGACAACGAACCACCAAGTCCAGTTTCTTCTCTAAGCTGTTCATCACGGGCCAAGAGTTGTTTAGCAGGAGCACCCCAACCAAGATACTCTGCAATAGCTGCAGGTGGCTTAGCTACAGCAATAGCCATACGTTCTGCAGATTTAGCAGCATCTTTCCAAGTACCTAGCTTTGGTAGGCTACTTGGTTTTTCTTCTTCTGGAGCAGCCTCTACTGTTACTTTGCCTTTTTGAGCAATGTACTCATCAGGATTAAAGTCACCGCTTTTTTGGGCGATGTACTCATCTGGATTAAAATCAGCCATTATTTACCTTCTAAAGATTTTCTTACTGCTGCTGCTTTAGGATGATTTGGGTTTTGAGCCAACCAAGCACGTGCTGCGTCATCTGTGTGAACTGTTGTAGGTGCTTTATTTTCAGTAGGGGCGGCTTTCTTTTCATACTTAAATAATGTCGGAGCATTTTCACGCAAAATCTTCATACCACGACCTTCGTCTTGATATTGTTGGTATGCTTCAGCAATACGACCAGAGTTCTCAGGTTTGCTAAGGTAGTTAGCCAAATCATTGTTAGCAAGGATAGAAGCCTTTTTGAGCTGCAGTGTGGCTTTAATAAAGTCTTTAGGATCGTTAATGCTTGCACCAGTGCTATCAATGTATGCACGGTCAGAGTCAGAGAACGAACCTGGTAAAGAACCTTTTGCATCTGACAAAATAAGTTTCTTAGCTGTGGATTCTAATGTTCTAGAGTCTGTAAGTTCTTTGAGTTCTTTCTTGCTTAAGTTGGTAAACATGCCTTCTGTTTCCAAAGCAAATTTACGCAAACCAGTACCAGGTCCAAACTTACCTTTTTCAACTGTAGCCAACGTGCTATCAATCTGTGATGGCAACGCTAAATTCTTTTGCTGTGTTTCACGCAGTGGCTTAACAATCGCTTCACGATCCATATTGTTTTGCTGTACCAACTGTTCAGTTTGGTACTTAGCACCTTCAACAGTACCAGATGGGATACCAGTTGGTGTTCCTCTACCAGGGGTGCTAAACACCTTAGGCAGGTTACCTTCTTGTTTAATAATAGCAGTACTAATAGCTTGCCGAACTGCGGGGTTTGACAAATCAATTTTTTGATTGGGGTCAATACCAAGAAATTTAGAAGCGTTGTTAATTAAAGTTGGAGTATCGTTTTCGTTTGGAGGAGACCAACGGCTAATAACACCACTTAAAGTGTTAATACCTTTATCCCCGTATGACTTAAGATTATTATCAATACGTGCTAAATCATCCGCAGGAGCCATACCTTGTTGGAAACCAGTGCTTTGACCCGGTGGACGCATGTTGCCCAAATTAGAGCCACCATATCCAGCACCACGTGCAGCGCCAGCGCCACTTGTTTTGCTTTCGAAACCACCTTGAAAGGTAGAAACAGGCTGGTATGCTTTGCTAAAGAACTCTTGCATAGCGATATCTTTTTCTGGGCCTTCTGGCATAGCAAAGATTTCAGCACGGTTCTTAGATTCACTAGTACGACCTTTAGTTTCGTATTCACGACCCATTTTCATAATTTCATCGTAGCCAGCACGGGTGCCCATCTTTTTATAGATTTGAGCTTGTTCTTGCAACGTTGGAGGTAAACCGGCAATGATAGTATCAATAGGGGAAAGCTGTGTGCCTTGCATTTGCATTGTGCTACCAGGGCCTGTTGCTCCTGCACCAGCCGCACCACCGCCTCCAGGGGCTGTGTTAGCGGCTTGCAAAAACGCTTTGTTTTGTGACAAGCTAGATGCCAAACTACCCATAGTGGCTAGTGTATTTTGTACATCTTTATCTTGTAAATCGTATTGTGCTTGGGCACGTTGGAAAGCATCTGGGCCGTATGTAGTAGCATAGCCAAGATTTAAACCTTTCATCAATGGATTGATAATGCCTTTATTGGTGTCTTTTTCATCCACAAACTTTTGCAAGCGATCCAAGACAGCCATAGTTTGTGCTTCATCCATAGAAGTAGCACCAGGAACAGAAATATTACTACCTTTACCTGGTGTTACTTTAACGGTAGCACCTGCACCAGGAAGCGCTCCAGCAGCAGAAGGTGTTGCCGCTTCGGTATCAGCTTGATCTAATTCTTCTGTAGGCAAATTGCCTTTTGGGTCTGCCATTATTAAACTCCGTATTGTTGCTGCGTATCGGTTACAGTTGTATCAGTTGGTTGCAAATCAATATTGCTACCACTTGGTGTTGGGCCGTAAATGCCTGTATCTAATCCGCCAGCGTTTGTTCCATAAGAAGGATCATTATACACGTTGCCATCGGTTCCTAAAATCTGTCCAGCACCAGCACCACCATTAGCACCAGTACCAGCAACAGGGGCACCCCAACTTGGGTCAACAGGAAGAGCTACAGTAGTTTGACCTTGACCTGTTGTATTAACACCGCCTGTAGAAGTGCCACCACCAGTTGTAGTAGTTTTATTGCTACCTGGTACTAAACCAGTTAATCCTAAAGATTTTAATAAACTTGCACCAGCTGAAGTATTGCCAAGTGCTGTCAAGCCACCTTGTAATGTATTTCCAAGGGTTGTCATTTGACCCAATGGTGAAAGTTGTTTTTGGCTTGTAACTGTTGTGGGGGCTTGCAACGTTCCTAACAAGCTGGCCAAGTTTCCAACAGTTTGGAATGGGGCATTTTGTTGGGCTGTACCAACGTTCATTTCTGATGTAATACCTTGTGAACCAACGTTACCTAAGTTAGCAGCAGCTGCCTGACCTGTTTGCTGGTTTTGCAGTGCAGCAGCCATTTGTTGAGCTGTAAGGTTAGAGAACGCGTCAGCTTTAGCTTTATCTACTGCAGTCTGACCACGCAAGCTACCAAAGTTACCAGAACCAATACCACTAGCTTCTGCGCCGGCAGTATAGTTAGGTAACAGTTGATTTAACTGTTGATTTTCAGCTTGGAACAAACCACCCATAGCTGTTTGGGTATTAGGTGTTACAGCTCCAGTTACGGGATTAGTAATCCAAGGATTGGCTGCACCACTAGAAATTTGTTGTAATGTGCCCTGAGCTTGGGTAAAAGGATTAGTAGGCCCTTGCAGCGTGTTAATAGCTTGCTGAGCTGTTGTATTGGCCATTGTAGGCGCCGCAGCAGCTGCTTGAGTCCCCTGATTAACAATTGCCTGTTGTGCTTGGTCATACCAAGCTGGCATCGTTGTGGTTGTTTGTTGGGAATCGGATAATAAATTATTTAATCCAGCCATGATTAGCCTACCTTACGTTTTGCGTCTAATAAATATGCGAGGGCGCCCTTACTGTCGGGCGGTAAATTTTTTGCGTCTGCTGCACGTTTGTGCTCACGAATTGTTTTTAAAAACTCATCAAGAACTTCTGCACCAGCATCGTTGCTACCGTTTCCTAAATCTGATACTACATCAGCAGGGATTACAAACTCACCCTTTGCCAGCATAGCTGCTACGCTATCGCTAGTTCCGTCACCGTCACCAGTAACAAATTTGTTTTCTAATGAGTTTAAACCACCTTCACTAAAGAACTGTGGATCATGCCCTTCTGGAATATCTGGACTACCACCTGCAGCAAAACGCTGTGGCTGGTATCCTGGAAATTGCGCACCACCAAAATGGCTAAATGGTTGTAAACCACGACCATGTGTTAATGTTGGGCGCAAATAGGGTGATGGGGCATCTGGCATTTGAACGCTTTGACCTTCAGCATATCCAGGAACTTGACCACCTGTTGCAGCAGCTAAAATGTTTTGCGACGATGGTAAAGCACCAGTCATTACAGGAGTAAATGTACCCGGTGTAAATGTTGGTGAAGACGCAAATTTAAACTTATTACCAGCTTGTGTCAACGTCGGAGTCAAATCCGTAATAGTTGACGATGAAGTTGTATTAGCGTTGTTAGTTGATCCGCCTGTAGCTGCACTCATAATTTCAGTCGCATAGTCTGGGTTAATAGCCTGTTGTGGCATTTGGGTTAATTGCGGTGTAAACGTTGGTTCATTAGCAAATTTAAACTCAGATCCCTTAGTTAAACCTGGGGTTAAATCTTTAATGTCTGTACTAGCAACTGGTGCTGGTGTTGTCACTGGTGCTGTAGTTGCTGGTGCCGTTGCGGTAGTAGCAGTAGAAGCTACCGGTGCCGCTGCAGCCGCAGCAGTTGCGGCAGAACCAGCTGGAATCCATTTACCTAAAGATGGACTCCATACTAGCGGAGCTTTTACAGGAGCTGTACCTGTACTGCTAGGTGTACCACCAACTGGCAAACCAGTTGTGTTTGTTAATGCTGCAGCAATAGACGTTCCGCCGGTTCCAGAAGAACTATCAGATGCTGTTGCAGGCGGCTGTGTTTCTGTTCCTGTAGCACCTGGTTGGGCTTCTGTTTGACTTGGACTTGTTGTTGCAACAGGATCACCATTAGCATCTAATACTTTAGTTGTACCATCGCTAAGTTTTTGTGTTACGTTACCAGTTGCTGGGTCCGTTGTTTCAGATACCAATGTTGGGGTAGATGAAACAGGAACCGCAGTATTGTCGGCACCAAGACTATATTGACCAGCGGAAGCGCCTTCAACTAATGGAGCACCTGCTCCTTGAGCTAAAGGCACTAATGTTACTTGCTTACCATCTGGTCCAGTTCCAACAACACTCCACATACCTGTGCTTGGGTCTTGGTGATACGTACCTTCAACTGTACTAGCTGGCGCCGGTGTTTCAGCTGCGTTTGCAGTCGAGCTACCAGTTAAAGCACTTACTACATCACTGCCAGTTATAGATGGCGTATCCGGTGCTGTTGCTTGTGTTAACAATGCCAATTCTGAAGCATCTTGCGCACTATTACCAGCTTTTAATGCTTGAGCATACGCGTCCTGACCAGCAGCATTAAAATTAGCAGCGTTACTTGCCACAGTCAAAGACTGGTCGTAATTCAAATTGTTTTTAACTGCTTGAGTGTAAGCAGATAACTGATTAGAATCTAAAGAGTTAACAGTACTAGCTTGATTTAATGAATCTGTTAAACTACCATTTTGAGCAAACTGCCTATTGAATGTTGCTTGTGCGGCATCATTCATGCTATTAACTTTAGTAGTTGTATCTAATGCTGTTGCAATATCGGCGCCAGTACCTGTTGCATTTGTAAAAGCTGTTTGGGCTTCTGTAGACATGCCAGCAACTTTTTGAGCTGCTGCTTGTAACTCTGCAGACTGTTGCGTTAATGCTGCGTTTTGTTCTGAATACGTATTTTTTAAATCTGACAGCTTACTAGTTGTGTCTGTAAACTGGCTATTTAAATTATTAAATTTATCTAAGGCTGTTTGGTAAGTTCCAGCGTCTTTGTTATACTGGTCTGTAGCTGCGTTTAATTGTGGTATTAACGCATTGGCTTGATCAGCATAAGTATTTGCAGATGCAGTATCACCAGAATTTTTAGCATCATTATATTTGCTTACTAAATCATTAAATTGACTATTTAAATTATTGTAATTATCATAAGATGTTTTAGCAGCAGTTTGTGCTGCGGTTGCATCTTGTTGTGCTGGTGTTAACTCGTTTGATAAAAATTGTTTTGCTGAATCTAATTGAGTATTGTATTCGGAAACTGTATTGTTTGCATCATTCCATGCAGACTTTAATGTGCTACTAGCTTGACCCATTACAGTTTTCATAATGGAACCAGAAATTGCACCAGCTAACGCATCACTGCCGGTTTTTCCTGCAAGAATACCAGCTGCTGTAGAACCAGCAATACCGCCAGTTACATTAGCAGTTCCTGTACCAACACCCTCACCTTGAAGGGCGCCGCTAGCTTCTGAACCAAGATAACCACCAGCTCCGCTAATAGCACCAGATGTAATTGCTTTAGTAATATCACCTGTTTGAACTAGTGTTTTAGCAGCATTTGCTGCAGCACCACCAAGAGCATTTGCTGTGCCCTGACTTAATCCGGTTGGATCTGTGTATGAAGTTTCACCGGCAGCAGTTTGAGTCATTGTACTACCATCACTATAGGTATACACTGTGCTACCGTCTGCTGTTGTTTGAACGCCTTGCAATGTTGAATCTGCACTAGTTGCTAAAGCATCACTAACACCCGCAGCAATATTACCGCCAATGTATGATACCCCGCCAGCAATAGCGGCTTGTTCTAAGTTACCACCGTGAGCAACTACATCTGCGGCAGAAATAAGCGGCAAAGCCCAATACTGTTGTGTTACAACGGCACCAACTTTGGCAAGTGTGCCTATAGGATCATTAACAACAGTTTTTCCAACAGACTCTAAAGCATGTCCTACAGTATTAGCAGCTTGCTCAACAACGTGGACGGTATCTTCTGCAATAGTTCCAACGGTATTTACAACGTCGCCAACTGCACCGCCAATATCACTTACTACGTTGGAAACTGCATCTGCCACTCCACCCATTATAGCGCCCCTTGTTCTTGAGGTTGTGCTTGGTCTGGGAGACCACCTTTTTTAGCGTCGCCTAAATTGACAGTAACTTTATATTGGTGATCTTTAGTTTTTTGAACCATGTATCCCATGTTAGGAAACGGGCGATTACGTTTAACGTATTTAAAAATATTTAATAAAGAAGGCTCTTCAAACTGAGTAACCAGATGTTTAAACCCAGCCAAGCCCATAGCTTTAGTAAATACTAAACTGTTTTTTAAATAGTTAGGCATTGTATCCGCGTTTAAAGCGCGAAAAACACCAATGGTTTTGTCCACTGGTGTTGGATGCACTACAAAAATTGTGTTTCCTTGTTGCATACAAAGAGCATGCAATTGTGATACTTCCAAAGCCATACTAGCCTTGATTTGCTCAGGCGTGTATTTACCGCCAGTCTCTTTAGCGGCAATCGCAAAGATTTCCTCTTGGCTTAATTTTTGATGTTTAGAATCAACAAATGAGGACATGTTCTCTTTTATTAAATATTTCTACCTATACTAATGCAAAAATAGGGCGTTTTTCGCCCTAAATCAACGACTTGGACCATTAATTATTTCAGTAAAATCTTTAGCCCAATCCTGCCAATTATCATAGGTACTGGGAGAAGGTACAGGATATGTACCAAAAGTCTCGGATAGCACAATATTCATAGCTCCGTACTGCCAATTTTCTTCTGGGGAAAACTCAATGTTCTTTTGGCCATAGTAAATTGCCAAATTACCATTCCAATCTTCCCATGTCATATAGTCTGGTAAACAGGGAAAAAACTGTTGAAAGTTTTTAAGGGCGCTCATCACCAAACTCTGCTGTAATTAGGTTACGACCCATTTCATAGTTACCGTTAATTACGTTAGATTCAAACTTTAAACGAACCAAACGGTATTCTACACGAAGGTCAATTTTCCCAGTATCTTGGTTAAAGTAATACGGGCCAGAAATTTCCTGCATTGGGCTACCAGCAAATTTACGACCTAAAATACTCATAGACATTACACCGGTTTGTAAAAAGTTAGGCTCAACACGACGTAAGTGCATACGGCGATTAACACCAACCAAACCATCTTGGCTAGGTGTCCCAGTTAACCAACCAATATCACTGGTTGTAATGCTGGAATAAACAGCAGTTTCACCTAACAAACCGATTTGATTTTGGCCGGATTCATGTTGCCAAATGTTAAATCCACCGGCAACAAAAAATACGTTTTGACCAACTATTGGTGACGGTGAAAAGTTTTCAGAAACTGTTACTCTAGTAACACCAGGGGTTCCAATAGTAGTGTTGTATATATTAATACTGTTTGTAATTTTATAGGTTTTATTAAATGTATTTGTAGTAGACAGCGATACTGAATCACCGGGGCTGAACGTAATAGTCTGGTCACCATATAAATAAAATTGATTTTGATTTGGTGCTGGCAAACTAGCTGGGTGAGCAATAACTGTAAAAGGTTTACTAAACACTGGATCATAGTTCCAATCAGCCCAAATAGGGGCCGGAAAAATCTCAGTAGTATATCCACAAGAGCGTTGTGCTCCAGCAGCAGAACCGGCGTCGTACCAAAGTTTATCTTTTACGTTGTAAATAATTGCATCTGTGCATTCTGTTGCTGTGCCACGTGGATAAAAAAACCAAATCTCATTGTAGCGTGGAATCTTAGTAGCCCACACTTTTTGGCGTTGTTCGTAGTTAATGTTGTCAAACAACCAGTTTACGTTTTTATCGTTTGGTAATACTTGTACAGAACCGTTGTATAGATAGAAACGATCAACACCCATCCAGAAATAAATTCCGTCCATTTCCACAACAGCGTTGGAAGACATGATGGAGATTTGGCTAGAAATAATATCGTATGTCCAGTAAATTCCAGTTGCCTGTGAATTAAAAGACGCACGAATAAGGGAGTCAGTAGCCCAAAACAAACCAGATGGTGAGTTAGTACCACCACGCATTGGCATACCCTTAACTACTTTTGAGGATGCTACGTTTACTTGGTTAGCAAATGTACCGTTCCAATCGTATGGACTTTGATTAGCATAGGTTGTGCTAACGTTGTTATTTGCAATATATCCACTAGAACCATAAACAAAAATAAATGGATACAAAACACAAACACCACCGTCAACACTGATTGGCCTATATGTTGGGTTTTGACCGGCACTATCAGACAGTCCAGAAAAATTCCAAGTGCCGGTTGAGTCTGGGGTAATGTTACCAATTAAAACTTGGCTTACAACACCGTTATCAATATTTTCCAAATTATAGCCTGGATGTGCAAGAATTTGCAAATTGCCGCCAGATGGGCTAAATATTGAATCAAATTGCCAAGTAACTCGATAGTTGCCAATAGATGGGTCTGTTTGAAGATCTGCGTCTCCGGTAAATACCGGAGTATTATCTAACCATGCTTTAGCGGGAGTACCAGAAATAGAACCGCCAGTAACGTTTACTGTGGTGTTTGGGGAGGTGTAGGAAGATGTACTTACTGTATAAACAGTAGGTGTACCAGTCTGGCTAAAAATAACTTTAGTACCCGTTGAAAATAAAGTTGTTTGGTTACCAGCAACAACAAAAGAAGATGTTGTATTAGACACCAATGTAAAATAAACAGTGCCCGGTAAAATATTTACAGTAAATGGACCGCTACCTGTGGCATAAGTTGTGCCGGTTGTAAATACATCTAGTTCTTGATAGTTACCTGCAAAAATGTAATTTACACCATTAAATGGTTGCGCAACCAAACCGCGGTAAATACCAACTAGGCTTTGAAATAGTGTGCGGTAACCACCCATTTTTTTGGGGTCGCCACGTTGAAAACGGCACCATACACCATCGGTGTATTGGTCGTTTTGAAATTGTGTACCATCGCGTTTAATGCCAGCTGGAATAGCCAGGGAATAAATTGATGTATATTGCGAGGTGTCCTGTTGCTGATTATCAGCCGCCATTTAGAACGTCCCACCAGGAATTAATTGAGCTTTAAGTGTTGCGTTTACAGTTACAAGAGGTGCGGACAAGTTTGAATTATCCATTTGAATAATTTCATGTCCATTGGCTGTCAATCCAAGAATAGAAGAACCTACAAGATACATACCTGTTGCAGTGTCATTATTAAAAGAATACGACGGAACAGAAGCTGTACCATTTGCTGCATAAAACAAACCAGCAGATGAAGTAGTTAAAGGATAAAGGTTTAAACCGTCGCTAAGAACTGTTTGAACTGTGCCGGCCGATAATATTAAAGGAGGTTGTGAACTTCCTTGATTTTGGAATGTAATATTATAACCAGTTTGGTTTGTGTTATTAACCAGAATATAAATTTGAGTAATAGCGGGTAACGTTACTGCTAAAGTGCTAGTACGTGTACCAGATTGTGCAATATAAGTCTGAATAATTGGGGCAAAAGAAGTTAAGCTAAATGTGTTACCTGGAATGGTGTCAACGTCGTATGTTGCCGCTGTAAAAGTTACATTGTTTACTGGCGCTAAACCAACGGTAATAAAACCACCACTGTTGGTATCCAACATAATAAAACCAGAATCACCGGGGTTTGCTACAATAGTTGTTAAACCATTAATAGTATTTGGAGATGTTGGGTTAATATTTAAAGAACCGGTTCCGTTATTACGAAAGCCAATAAACCAACCGGCGGATAAACTAGAAACAACTGGAAGTGTAAATGTTCCTGTTCCGCCATTCCAAACAAACGTGGCAGCACGGCTGGCATCGTTAATTAATGGAGATGATGTTAAATCAATTGGATTTTGTGTTGTTGCTAATTTACCAGATGCAGTCGTTAATCCGGCACCGGCTAATGATGCTGCATCTGCGTATGATGTTCCAGCTGCAAAAGTTACATTATGCCAAACACCAGCTTCAGTAGTGTTATCTACTAAATAAACGTATTTAGATATACCAACAGGAACAGTAAATGAAGCGCCGCTATCGTAATCTGTAACAGTAAATGCTTGAGCACCTAAGTTACGAAACAAAATATCGGCACCTAATGTCCCTTGATTACCTGGAGGAAGAGCAATAGATAGGCCAGAAGAAGAAGCAACGCAATCAATAATTCTTGCAGCAGGAGTTTGAGAATTATTAACTGTAGAAGGCCAAAAAAGTTGTGTATTTGAACTAAATGCAAGAGCATAGTAAGACACATCTGTTGCTGTAACAACGGTTCCTGTAAAAGGTGATACGTAAACTGGAGTAGTCATATATTAGGGTTCCTGTACCGAAGTGTTACGATCTACCCGGCGAGAATTGTCTTCTTTCTTAAGTGCTGCAATAGCATCTGTGTAATAGCCCTTCCAAACAGGCAATTTATCTAAGGCTTTTAAATATCCTTGAGCTTGTAAAAGTGCTCCGTACAACATAGCTTGTGGTGCAATAGCAGTCCATAAATTCTGTTGATTTGTTTCATCCAATGGCTGCACTTCGGCGTAGTAAATAATTTCTACTGGGTAGCTTGTATTTGGTGCCGGTGCAAAATTCCAGTTGTTAAAATCGTACTCTGAATAATACTGTGGCTGACCGTTGCTAGATTCTGAAAGATACTGGGCTACATAATCTTGGCTACGAAGCAGCACTGGTTTACCATTAACTTTCATAGAAACAGTTTTACGCCAACGAGCTGGCTTATTAAGCACAGTCTGATTAGTTGCTAGATTGGTTTCTACCACAATAAGCTGGAGGTATGTTTTAAGTTCAGCAGCAATAGAAGATTCTGCTAACGCAATAAGGTTAGGAATCTGCGCAACAAAATCTGCGTCATCACGCTCCATGTATTGCTGGATATTTAAAACCAGCGAATCGTAGGTCATTATTACGCTCATCTTGTGTAATAGCTTATATTAGGTTGGAAGTAAATAGGCGATTTATCACGCTCTTCGTTATTAGCTTGCATGAAATATTTCTCTGCCAAGCCTTCTAAATATTGAATACGGTTTGAATCTACACCAGGTATCTGAAGAGATAAACGATGTGATAGTGTAGCTTGCACAGAGTTAATCCAACGATCAGGAACATAAATTTGGTTTGTTAATGAACCAACATCTTCCATTTGTTTTTCAACAAGAAGCTGAAACATTTGGAAATCATTATTTGGCACAGGCCATAAATACATTGAAGGCTCAATGGTTCGGTCATACCAGTATTGTAACGAACGAACCGATGGAAACTGTTTGTTTGGTAAATTCCAGTAATCATCGCGGTTTAAACGGGCCAAAGGAATAACTTGTTGGCTGGTTGAAAACACAATTTGACGAATAGAAAAAGTTGTTGCTACTGTTTCACGTAATCTATAATATTTGTATGTTGGGGTAATACTAATATTAAAATATTGCCATTGTTTATCAGACAATGTGGTAGCTGGAAATTGTTGCACAGTTTTCCAAGTCACGCCGTCATTGCTTACTTCATACGCAAAATTGTATGTAGTTGTACCGCCGTTAGCAGCGTAACCATTAAAACCAACGTAATAAACAGGCTGGGCAGATGTGTATTCAAGACCAAAATAGTTTTTACCTACAGTGGATGTGGAAACTAAATCTAAGTTTTGATCAAATACTGCGGGGGAGCTTGGGTTATCTACTGGTAAATATTCAGAAGCTGACTGGTTAATAATATAAACCCAGTTTGCTTCACGAACATCAATTGTGGTTTTTGGAAGAACCAATTGTTGCTGGGCTGTTAAGGCTCCGTATAATTGGTTTTCCAAAAGCCAAAGATTAACGCCTAAATTGGAAAGATTTTGAAGGTTGTAAAAAAGCGCCTGTTTGCCAGCGTTAACTAGCTCAGGTGTCATTTCCTCGGCAGCTTTGCCGGAGTCACGAAATGCGTATGAAATTAGCTGGTCAACATTGATTGTTGTTTGACCAGTTGTGTTGCTGTACGCCATTTAGCGCCCCCTACCAGAAACCCGCTTTGGTAATGATTTAAGTTTGACGCCTTTGTCGGCTTTGTTAAACTCTTTGGCAACTTTAGTGGGCACACCAACCTTTTTAGCAAACTTAGGATTGTGAGCCGAAGCGGCCATCAAGCGCTCTTGTGCTTGGCTTTTGGATGGCATATTAGCATTTACCTTTAATTTTGCCGCCTTTTTTAGCACCTATTAAAGCAGACTGGTTAAAGTTGTTTAAGAAGTTTTTAACGCTTGGCTTAGCTAATAGATTATCCATCATGCCAGGTTTTTTCATTGCTGTAACACGACGCACTCTTGGAGTTGGGCGTAATGCTGTAGATGGGGCCACTGGACCTGCGCCAGGGATATCTTTGTTGAAAGCTGCAGCAGCTGGGCTTACATTGCCGCGATCGCTTTCGTCTTCAATCATAGCTGGATTAGGTGCTGTAGGAGCTGGTGCAGCAGCCGGAGTTGGTATTGTTGGATTGCCAGCAGCGTCAGTCATACCCATACGATACTTAACAATCGGATCGTCACCAGTATAGCCGCCGTCAGCAAACTTTTTTACTTTTGCTTTGCCACCCTTCTTATATGGGTTGCCAAGTGCATCCATACGACCTTCTGACATACCTTTACGAGCTGCATCGCCACGTGAACCAAAGGCTTCGTAATCGGCTTTTGCTGCTTTTTTGTCGCCTTCAGCCATGTTCTTGTCGTAGTATTTTTGTTGGGCTTCAGTTGCGCCTACTTGCTTACCACCGGCCATTTTCTTTACTTTACCGCCGCACTTGTATTTGTTTGGTCCACCTTTAGCACCAGATGGAGCTGCAGCTGCTTTACCAGATTCTTTGCTCTTAATGTATGGGTCTTTGTGACCAGATGCACCGGTGGTTTTAGCACCGACGTCTTTGCCTTTTACAGTTGCTTTAGATGGGGCAGCTGCTTTACCGGGTTTGATTAACTTGGTTTTGCGGATGTTATCTAAGTCACCAGAAGATTTCTTAGCTTCGTAAACGTTGGTTACAGAGCCACCGGTCTTGTATTTACGGACAGTACCACATTCTTTTTTGGAACGGCCACCGCGCTTGAGTTTGGAAAGATCAGTCTTTTCGCCACCATGCTCTTGTTTATCGTGCATAGCAAAGGCTTTTTTAACAATTGCTTTATCTTGCTTGATATCAGCAGCATCAACTTCTCCGCCTTTTTTCATCTTGCCGCCATAGCACTTAGCTACAGCCTTAGACACGCCGCCGCCTGTCTTCATTTTAACTATCTTTTTAAAGCCTTCCATGGCAATTCCTCGAGTAATTGATTAAAAAAGGATGATCAGTCCTACTTATACTAATGCAAAAAATGGGTGGTTTACGCCCCTAAAAACAATGCTCTTTCGCGTTTTCTGCGGTTAATAAGCACATCTGGCTTATTCCACATGAGGATGGCATCTGCCGCCCCCTGCATATCATTTGCGTTAATCTTCTTAACAACAGTAGACTTACGGAAGTTAGTCTCCCCAATATTGAAGCAGAGGCTGTATAAGGCGTCAAATTGATGTTGCTGTAGGGGTACCTTCACCGAGGTCTCTACGGCCTCGCTACACCACTTTAAATCGCTTTTAAGCAGGTCTTCTACCTGCTCGTCTGTCAAGGTGGCTGTTAGGAGATATTGCTCGTCCGCTTTGATGAGGTGTCCTACCCCAATAGTCCACAAACCCTTAGAGTCCTTGTAGGCCTTGTTGCGGGCGCCTTCTTCTTTGGTGATGAAGTCTAGGGTTGATTTAGCAATTGCCATGATGTTTTCTTCAATCTGGGTATAACGGTCTGTGAAGTGAATTGCGGCAAATATGCCTAAAACCCACAGTAGTATTACAACTATCTTTTTATTCATTTTTGCTCCTTACTTTGCATATAATAATGCAAATTGGGGGACGCGCTTATTTCAGTGCGTCGTATTGTTTATAGCAAGCGTCTAGCGCGCTTCTGAGCACGTCTGCTCTGGCAGCTTCCCGCTCAAGAAAAGTTGCATCCTCTGCAGAAAGGGACAGCCCAGTTCCGCCTTGTCCATTGCTGGAGGCTTGGGCGCGACTGGGACGGCTACGCAGCTGCACAAGAGCATCAGCGAGGCTGTTGTTGATAGCAGCAATTTGAGCATCTTTTTCTTTCCTTATTTGGTCGGCCGCTGCTTGATGTTCGTGTTCGGCTTTTTGCGTTTGAGCCAGTTGCTCAGCTTTATAACGATCAAAGCGAGCAGCTTCCAAAGAGTAGCCAAGATAGCCAGCGCCACATAACAGTAAAGCACAAAATCCAATTTTTGCATAAGTTATGATTCCTAATGGGAACATAGGTCTGACCTATTACCTTTTTCTAAATTTGCTCTTTGTTATTCAAATACCAAGCACGTTTACAAGCTGAATTTTTAGCTGGATCTTTATACGGCACTATTGTTCCCCATTAGGCTCTGTGCGGCCCTTCATGGCCACACTGGCTCCGCCAGCAGCTGAGACAATGCCCAATGACTCAGCCAGTTCGCGGATGCTGACAGTGTTGTTCATCACCTCATAAAAAGCGAGCGCAATGACGGCTAATAAACTAATTAACCAAGTCACCCGGCCGATGTCATAAGTTTGACAGTCTTTGCCGGTTAGAAGCTGTTTTAGTATTTGGCTCACTTGTTCAAAAAGCCTTGAAACAGATTGGCCAGAATGGCGCCTAAAAGAGCCGCAGCACCGCCGATGCCCAGTAGCAGTCTCCAACCACCATGAGCCTCAGCTAAGGTTTTCTGGATGGCTTGGATGCACTCCTTGATCTCTTTCATCTCCTGAATCATCTTGTCCATGTCGGCTTGTAGGTGCTCAATGTCATTGGCATGGGTAGCAAGCTCCCTTGCGGTTTTGATTGGGTCCATCTCGTTCATTGTTTATTTACCTTGTTAGGCTTTAGATGTAGTCGTTGCCCAAGGAAGTGGTGTGTTCTGTGGGCTAACTGGTGGGTTTACAATTGAGGCAATTTGACCATCAATATTGGCATAATAGTTAGCCTGATTGTCAGTAGCTTCGTTAATCCAGCCTAATACGATAGCTTCTGTTAAGTTAGCGTAAGGAATAAATCCTGACTCTTTAGCTTCTTGGGCAAATTGGATGTTGCCGTCAATAGAGGCAGTATGAGTGCCGTCTGTACCGCTAACAGTAAACAAAACATTGACTACATAGTCTGGGTTAGGTGTGTTTAGTGTGTACATCGAGTTGATGGTCGTGGAATATTGGGTTGTCATTTTTATGCTCCTAATTTAGCTTTGAGTGCGGTTACTTCTGCGGATAGTTCTTGGATTGCTTTTACAAGGTATGGAGTTAATCTTGAATAATCAAGTTGCCACATATCTTCTTCTGTTTTACCTTCAGTAACAATTCCTGACAAAATTGGTGCTAACTCTTGAGCAATAAATCCAGCATCTTGATGCAAATTACCTTCAGTCCAATCAAATTGACGAACTTTTACAGTCATTAATTTATCTAAAACTGGTGCAGCATCAACAATATTAGATTTTAATCTTTGGTCAGATGTGGTGTTATAAATAACTGCGGAAGTTGAACCAACTCTAGTAATAGAGCCAATTTGCGTTCCACTTTCTGCAAAAGAAATAAAGCCACAAGTATTTGCATTAGCAGTATCATTTAAGACTAATCCACGATAACTTGAGCCATTAAAGCTAGTTGTTTGATAACCAACTAAAACTTCTGCTGTTGCGCCTAATAAAAACGCACCATTGCTATCAAACACACCCCTAGGATTACCAGCACCATCAGATAACACAATGTAGTTACTTGCTGTACGGATGTCTAGACCGCC